CAGCGCTGCTCACTATTTGACCACTTACGTCGATATGATTTCAGATGATCCAAGCCCTTAGCGCAGGTAACATCATCAATGTACAAGTACGGAAAGAAGTCACTGGTCTGCTGAATACCCCAGCTAAGCTCTGCTATACGTTCAACGATACGCCACTTAGCGCTAGGCATTAGCTCTTTAAGCATCTGCTTAGGCGACTTGTTGCTAGTCTGGCCTTGGCGCTTATGGTCAGCATCATGCGGCAGGTACATATCCTCAAAGATAAGATCAAGCGACTTTAGCCACTTAACAGCATGACTATAAGACTCACCCCAGGCCTCGTAGAAGTGAATACACCTAAACTCCATGCCGACCTTCTGCACCACCCAGATAGCACAACCATCACTAGCACCAATATCCCAGAATGTCATACAAGGCTGTGACTCAATGACAGGCAACTTACCTATACGCCCATCAGTGTACGCTTTGTTAATCTCTCGTAGCCAGTAAGCACCCTCTGGAAACTCTAGGAAGTCGCCATTCCAAACATGGCCATAAATGTCGGGGCGCTTTTCTAAATCCTCTAAGCGCTCTTGCTCCAAGACGTCAGGGAATGCAGGATTGTCAGACCAATTTAGCTTTATGATTTTAGCGTTGTCTGGCGCCTCTAATCTAAAGCGTTTATGTGTTGCTGACTCTTTGGACTCCGGATTCCACGTTAACCATACCTCTGAGCCGCTTTCACGCACCGTTGGAATGAGTTTGCGCCATGCCGCCTCGCTCACGCTTTCAGCCTCATCTATCCAAGCTAACAGCAACTTAGCCTTTGATTTGATAGAGTCTAGGTTGTGGCGCAGACCAGCAAAGACGTAACGAATACGCCCATCCTTTGATCGGATATACTTCTCGCCAATGTCGTAGTATTCCTCAAGCCAAGGCACAGAGCGTATAGCAGATTTAATTTCCTCAAGTGAGGACTCATCCAAAGAGTTTAAATGCTCACGGCCTGCAAGTATCTGACCGCTTATTCCAGCATTGCCGTAACGATACCCTTCAACGGCTGTCATCAGCGCGAAGCTATACGTCTTGCCAGATCCACGTCCACCATACGCACCACGGTAACGCGCCTCACCCTCAAAAACGGGTATGAGCTTAGCAGGTAAACTTATCTGCCCATTACTCATCAGGCAAGGCCACCAGTTCAATCTTACTCACCGGTGACATGCTCCCATCACTAGAAGTATTATCCACCTCAGTCTTATCACTGTATCCATGGTTGTGTAGCACCAGCTTAGAGATAGCCGCATTGAAGTCACCAAGTAGACCACCATCAAGCACTTTTAGCTTCTGCTCTGCCTTGATTCGATCTAACGACCCCGAAAACTCTGGGTGTTCCTTAGCCCACTTATGAATAGTCGACATGGCAACATTAAGATGAAGTGATAGATCATCCACACTTGGAATCACTCTAGTGTAGTTATCTAGGTACTCATCAGCTATGCGCTGAATATCAGCATTGTATTTAGTTGGTCTGCCGCCTGCCATAATTTGTCTCCGCTTTGGGGTGGACGTATTTGTATTTTTAAATTATAACACCAATAGCAAAAGCTAGCATCAACGCCAGCATAAGCTAGTGGCAAGGTTCATCAAACCACACGCCCAAAAATAGTATTTACCTTAACAGGTGGTTCTGGGTAGTCCGACATCCATACTTTCATCTTTCTGCCTGTTTCTGATATTAGTTTTTGATTATGCTCGTGCTCATGTTGAGGGCACATTAGATCATCATCGTCTTCATAACACCGCTCACAAGATGCACCTATTTTATCAAGCTCGCTTTTGAACTCGCCAAACTTGGAATAGAAATCGTCGTTCCATTTCCTATTGTCTGGATTAATTGTTTCCACCATGTGAAGCAAATTCAAATCTTCTACAGATCGAATTTTATAAAGTGCTGGTGTCCGGCCCATTGCTTTTTCTTTACACTCAATAGAGCCTAATTTTGCCAGCTCGCCAATTGCTTTAGTAGCTGCTGATTTTGCACAACCTAATTGCTTAACCAGTTCATCATAGCTAAAACGACATTCGCCAGTTTTATAATTTGCTGAAGTTAGCAAAAGCATATACACCCGAAAAGTCGTGCCGCCAAACTTGGCATACTTAGCGTGCCAAGAAATTGCCTTGATTGATTCTTTGTAGTCCATAATTTTCACCTTTAGTTTTTTAGTACTTATAATATATACCGCGCCAGCGGTATAATTATAATACTTTAACTTACGTTAGTATTATAATTATATAGAGTACCTTATCTGATATACTCTTTATTAATTATATACTACTCTTTATTAGAATTATACTACCCTTTGTTATTTATTAGTACCAGTTAGCCTATTCTGTATATAAACCCGACCTAGAAAATAACCTTTACTACCTTGAATAAGGTTGATTTATTACTAGATTTTTCCGTAGAGTACACTTTTACTTTTCTGGATTAATGATTTTTAACGCTGAATTTAGCACCAAATCCTCACAAATAAAGCCGTGTTCGTATGCTGAAAGTGTACCTCCAACAAGCATTGAGCCAATTAATTTTTGGTGTTTTTCTGGGTTAGTGTGGTCGTTTGCCTTGTTGTTTGTATAGCCCAAATTATTAACTAAAAACGATCTAAATGCGCTTGAACTGGTGTAGGTTTTGCCATTTCTAAACTCGCACCCACCACTAAGCCATGCTCTTTCCCATAGTTTTTTGGGCGTAGAATCACCATTTTTATCGGTCTTTTCTGCCCTAATTTCATCATCATAAACAGCTACACAGGTGCTCACATTTTCGCCAAATTTGGATATGCCCATTTCGATAATTTCTAGCTTAAATGGAATTTCAACGCCCTTTGAAGGCAATTCGCGTTGCTTGGTTATGGTGGCTGTTCGCTGGCTGTTTTCTTCCACTACCATTATTTCGGTGTCAATGTGCGCTCGTATTGTTGAGCTGCCGCGCGCGCCCCTAGTGGCATCTTTACCACTATGGTGAATGGTTAAGAAGGCTGCATTGGTTTCATCCACAACGGCATCTAAGCGTTGTAATATTGGAACCATATCCTCACCACTGTTTTCGTTTGCGCCTGCTGTCATGCGAGCCAGTGTATCGCCAATAATTAGGTTAACTTTGCTGCCTGTATCAGCTTCTATTTGCTTGGCTAGGTCAATCACCTGCGTTGCATGGGCATCGCTAGTAAAGAAGTTAACTGGCACCTGCACGATAAACAGGTTTGCCATTTTGCATTGATGAAAGTCTTTAATGGCCTGGACGCGGCTAATAACACTAGATGGTGATTCGGTGGCTAGATAGATAGTTGCGCCTTTTTCTACCTGTTTACCCATAAATTCGACACCTTCACAAATGGCATGGGCCATTGATAGAGCGTAGAATGTTTTGCCACTGTTACTATCGCCATAAAGCATTGATTGGCTTTTGCGAACTAACATATCTTGAATTAACTCGTCTGGTGCTTGGTAGTCTGGTGATAGTGAGTCACCACTAACCACTTTAAGCATGTCGTATATGTCGCTTTCGGATGGTAGCAACAAAGCCAGTAATTCTTCAATGCCTGATAGTGCTGCATAGTCGTTCGCATCACCTTGCATTGGTGGAATAACTACCTTGGCGCCAAACTTAGCAGAGGCTTGGTCGGCATACTTTTGGCCCACGCCTGACTCGTCATTGTCGGCAACAATAATTATTTCTTGGCCTATGCCGTGAATGTTACGCATTGCCTCGGTTACCGGCACAAGGTTGCTTGCGCTATAGCCAACAATACAAGGCCGGTTTGTGGCTTGGTGTATGGTTGCCGCAGTAGCAAAACCTTCTGCTATAAATAGCGGCCCTGCTTCGTCCATTGTGCCTAGCTGCCAGAATTTGCCACCAACAGCTCCGCCAGCATGGTATTGCTTGGCGCCTTCATGGCTAATATATTGCAGGCTGCTAATTTCACCATCAGCACTATATAAAGGCACAGCCAAACGCCCGTCACCAGTTACCCTAGCA